GATATAGTTTGTGCTTTTCCAAAAGCTCAATTAGACGACAAAACCGGTTTGATTCGTTTAGTAAAGCCATTACTAATTAAATATGTACCTCAATTAACAACACAAGGGTTCAAAGATTATGTGGCTCTTATTAAATGGGCGGCCTACACCAATGATGAGGTTATAACTATCCCAATAAAAAAGATAATGACAATCACAAATGCCAGTTCCGAGATGGAGAAAACCTTCAATCATATGTCAAACGACTATCAGAAACTTGAAGCTCCTAGAAAAGACAATGACTATAAAAGAACAATGTTTAGTAGGCAAGATAATGATAAGGTGAATGAGATACTTGATGAGTTTACAGATGATGATGAAGAAGGTGGTACTCTACACTAAGCTGGAGCATATTCAACTGAACACGCTACACCGCTCATTATATTACAAATTCAACTAAAAGTCAATGCTGATATGACAAGTGAATGGAGAATTAAAGTGACTTACAATAGTGAAAAACCTATGAAGTCCTGTGAGTTATCGTACACATATAAAGGCACTCAAAAGTCTTTAGAAAAAAAAATATGGAAACACTATAAAGAAAAGTATGAAAATTATGGAAAAGCTGAATCTGTTGTAGTTGAATTAATCTTTAATTAGTTCCTAAAAACATTGACATTTTAAGCAAAGTATAGTATATTAAGAACATGACTAAAACAAAAAAGAAAACTGAACATTACGTTAACAACAAAGATTTCTTAGAGGCTATGACAGCCTATAAAAAAGAAGTAGATAAAGCAGAAAAACAAAAAAAAGATAAACCACTAGTAACTGATTATATTGGTAGTTGTTTTTTGAAGATAGCAAATCATTTATCATACAGACCAAATTTTATAAATTACACATTTAGAGATGATATGATTTCTGATGGTATAGAAAACTGTTTACAATATTTACATAATTTTAATCCAGCTAAATCAAGTAATCCTTTTGCTTACTTTACACAAATCATTTACTTTGCTTTTATAAGAAGAATACAAAAAGAAAAGAAACAGGTTACAATTAAACACAGATTAATTATGGATAATAATTTTGATGATGTAGCTTTACAACCTGGCGAAGATGGTGAATTTAAGAATCAATTTAGAGAATTTTTACAAAAGAATATGAGAATTGAAGAACCGGTTAAAAAAGATAAAAAACCAGTTAAGAAAAAAAAGAAAACATCTACAACTAAATTTTTTGCTTAATGAATATTAAAAACATTGTAATAGTTGGTGGTGGAACAGCTGGCTGGGCAACAGCTCATCATTTCATAAACAAGACACCAAACGACACAAAGATAACAGTGGTTGCTACAAAAGAGATTCCTATAATAGGAGTTGGTGAAAGCACAACAGGCCGTTTTAATGATTTAATTAATTTATCTCATAACTTAACAGGTTTAAATGAAAGAGAGTTTTTAAAAGAAACAGAATCAACATTTAAACTAGGTATTAAACATACTGATTGGCACACAAAAGGTAAATCTTTTTATTCTCCTATTGGTGATAACTACTCAAATCAATATAAATTTCCACACGAAGATTATGACAATTACAGAATATATCATATAGCTGATAATAAAGATTATAGTAAAACCTTTCAATCTCGTTTAATGGCAGAAAACAAATTACATTTTTTCAATGATTACACTAATGATGTTTACGAAAAAACAAAATATATTCCAGTAGCTTACCATTTAGATACTTACAAAGTAGGACAATATTTAAAAAGAAAAGCTACTTCCGTTTCTAAATGTAAATACATTGATGATCAGGTTATAGACTTTAAACAAGATGAAAAAGGTTTTGTTAAGAGTTTAAAAACAAAAAAAGGTAAAACAATTAAGGGCGATCTGTTTATAGATTGTACAGGTTTTGCTAGAGTATTAATTGATAAGGTTGAAAAGAATGATTGGATATCTTATGAAGATGGTCTACTAGTTAATAGTGCTTTAAATTTTAACTATCAACTAGAAGAAGATGAAGAAATTAAAACTTACACTCATGCTTGGGCTCAAAAATATGGTTGGTGTTGGGAGATACCTACTCAAAAAAGAATGGGTTGTGGTTATGTGTTTAGTGATCAATTTACAGATTTTGATAAAGCACATGATGAAATATCTAAAAAGATGAAACGAAAGATAGATGTACAAAGACAGATCAAATTTAAAACAGGTAGATTAAGTAAATTTTGGTGTAAGAATGTATTATCAACTGGACTTTCAAGTGCTTTTATAGAACCGTTAGAGGCAACTTCTATACATGCTACAATAATGCAAGTTACACACTTTATAGAAAACTACTTTAAACAAGATATGCCATTTGAATGTGAATTATTACATGAACAATATAATGTTGAAATGGGCGATATGTGGGATAACATAAGAGATTTTATAGTATATCACTATATAACTCCTAGAAAAGATACAGAGTTTTGGAAAGAGTCAGCCAAACCAGATAGATGGTCAAAAAGATTAACAAAATTAATGAACATGTGGAAACATAGAATGCCTAGAGAGGTTGATTATGTAAGTGATAAAGCTAATAATTTTTACAATATAGGTAATACATTATGGTATCAAATAGCTATTGGTATGAAACTACTAGAACCTAAACTAGCAAAACAAGAACTAGTGAATTATAATTTATATAATGAATCAAAAAGCCTTTACAAAAACATCACAAAAAATGTTGAACTATCTATGCCAAAAATGATAAAAACAAACGAGTATTATAACAACTTATGAAGCTTGCATTACTAAATGATACCCATTTTGGTTGTAGAAACGATAACCCAGCTTTTATAACTTATCAAAACAAGTTTTATGATGAGGTGTTTTTTCCATATTTAATAGAGAATAATATAACAACACTTGTACACCTTGGTGATGTTGTTGATAGAAGAAAGTTTATCAATCATAATACGGCACATAACTTTAAAGAGAAGTTTTGGCATAGATTATCTGATTTAAAAATAGATACACATATTATTATTGGTAACCACGATACTTATTACAAGAATACAAACGAAGTAAATGCCATAGAAAATTTAAATGTAGGACCAGAAGTTAAAATATATACACAACCAAGAGAAGTAGAATTTGATGGTACTAAAATACAATTCTTACCTTGGATATGTGACGACAACTATGACGATTCTATACATGCCATAGATCACTCAAATGCCGATATATGTTTTGGCCATTTAGAAATAAAAGGTTTTGAAATGCACGGCGGCCATATGAATGAACATGGTTTAAGTAGAGAACAATTTAGAAGATTTGAAAAAGTATTATCAGGCCACTTTCACAAGAAATCAGATGATGGTCATATCTATTATCTAGGTACACAATATGAAATTATGTGGTCAGATTATAAATGTCCTAAAGGTTTTCATATCTTTGATACGGCTACAAGAGAAATAGAAAGAGTTGAAAATCCACATAAGATATTTAAAAAGTTTGTATATGACGATACAAAATATGACTATACGCACCAAAGACTTGAAAACTATGATAACTGTTTTGTTAAGTTAATCGTATCTCAAAAGACAAAAGAAGAAATGTATAGTAAACTTATAGAAAAGTTTTACAATGACATTAATGTACACGAATTGGTAATAGTAGAAGACCCTACTGATATTAAGACTTCCGTTAGAGATGATATATTAGATTCAGGTGAAGACACATTGACTTTTTTAAGAAACTATATTGATCAGGTAGATACTGATTTAGATAAACATAAACTAAAAGAGATTGCTAAAGAATTATATGTGGAGGCCAGTGAATAATGCCTAAACAAAAACTACCTAGATCCGTTATACACCAAGAGATAATGTGGCCTACACCATATTGGCATACTATTATAGAAGATTTTAGAAAACATGAAACAAGAGTTACTTTTAATGAAGATATGGAAGGCTGGGTTTCAGGTCAGATGAGTAAGAAGAAAACAGTTATTAAATCTAATAGAGGTGGTTGGCAAAGTGAATTACAAAAACCTGATGATACGTTTAATCCTTTAGTACAGAAAATAAATGAAGTGTGTAAAAATATTAATTTAGATGTAAAAGAAACACTTATAACTCAACTATGGGTTAATGTTAATAAAAGAGGTGATTGGAATGCAATACATCAACACGGTGATGTAGCATATCTTTCAGGAACTTACTATGTAAAAGTACCAAAAGATTCTGGTACGTTGGTGTTTAGGGATCCTAGACCAGGTGCCATATCTAATAATTTTACAAGTCAGAGATTTGATAAAGGTGAATTTAAACGTATTAATCTTACAGATGGATTATTAATGTTATGGCCTAGTTACCTAGACCATTTTGTGGAACCAAGTCAAACAGATGAAGAAAGAATATCAATTAGTTTTGATGTGATGTGTAGATGATAACATTTAAAAATATAAAATATAAAAACTTTTTATCTACTGGTAATACACCAATAGAAATTAAACTAAACACGTCAAACACCACATTGATTGTTGGTACTAATGGCTCGGGCAAATCTACTTTACTTGACGCTTTATGTTTTGTGTTGTTTAACAGACCATTTAGGATTATTAAAAAAGAACAAATGGTCAACACTGTAAATAATGGCGATTGTTTAATTGAACTAGAGTTTGATGTTGGTACAAAGAAGTATTTAATTAAGAGAGGTATTAAACCTAATATATTTGAAATATACCAAGATGGTGTATTAGTAAACCAAGACGCCTCTAATATAGACTATCAAAAGTATTTAGAAAATAACATAATGAGATTAAACTATAGATCATTTTTACAGGTGGTGTTATTAGGGTCTTCTTCATACGAACCATTTATGAAGATGAAACCTAGATACAGACGAGAGGTAGTGGAAGAAATATTGGACATAAGAGTATTTGGACTTATGGATTTAATATTAAGACCTCAACAATCAGAGTTAACAAGAAACGTTACGGAATTAAGCCATAAATGTGATCTTATAGAATCCAAGTACGAAACAGAGTTAAAGCACTTCAACGCTATCTCCGACCTTAATATGAACGACCTAGATGGTAAGAAACGACTATTAGAGAAGAATGGCCAGGCCAACTATGATTACAATAGAAAGATTGATAAGATCAATGATGAGTTAGAAAGAGATAGAGATAGTGTAAAAGATCAAGCAAAAGAACAGGCCAAGTTAACTAAACTATCTAAACTAGAGGCCAAGATAGAACAAAATCTATCTACACACGAGAAGACCTTAGAGTTTTTTAGTGAAAATGATAACTGTCCTACTTGTACACAACCAATAGATGATCAATTTAAATATGATAAACAATCTAATTTAAAGGAAAAGGTTACATCTTTAAACGAAGGTATGAAAAAACTTGTAGAAGAAATAGCCAAACAAGAAGAACACTTAACAGCCATGGAAAAAATATCTAAAAAGATATATGAGATGAATGTTGAAGTTTCTAAACTACAAACCTCTGTTGAAGAATTAGATAAGTATTCAAATAACATACACGAAGAAATACAATCTTTACAAAACAAACAAACAGATGGTAAAGATATAGAAAAACAGTTAGAACAATTAAAATCAGATTTAGAAGAAAATAAAGTTGAAAGAGATAAGATAATAGATCAACAAAAGTATGTAGATGTATTAAGAAACATATTAAATGATAAGGGCGCTAAATCTCAAATCATTAAAAAATATGTACCGATTATGAATACATTAATTAATCAGTATCTACAATCTATGGACTTCTTTATATCATTTCATTTAGATGAGGAGTTTAATGAAACAGTTAAGAGTAGATTTAGAGATACCTTTAACTACAATAACTTTAGTGAGGGCGAAAAAATGAGAATTGACTTAGCACTACTATTCACTTGGCGACATATTGCTAAGATGAAAAATAGTGTAAACACAAACTTACTTGTATTAGATGAAATCTTTGACAGTAGTTTAGATGGCCAAGGTACAGATGACTTCTTTAAAATAATAAAGACTATGACAAAAGAAAACATTTTTATCATATCACACAAAGGTGATATACTATTTGATAAATTCACAGACATAGTTAAATTTGAAAAATACAAAAACTTTACAAGGTTGAATCAAGCATAGGAGATAATATGAAAGAACTAAAATTAATACCACCAAGAGATCCAAGAGTACAATCGGCAATAGCTCCTTTTGACGACTCTATGTTAAAAGACGAAGGATTTAAAGATAGAAAAGAGTTAACTGAAAAGATGTATGAGTTAATGTCCAAGTATGGTGGCATAGGTCTATCGGCTAATCAAATAGGTTTACCTTTTAATATGTTTGTTATGGGTAACCATCCTAATTTAGAAAGTGGTATGAAACTTACTTGTTTTAATCCTATGATTGTATCATCAAGTAAGGAAGAAGTTGTAATGGAAGAGGGTTGTTTAACCTTTCCTTTCGTATTTCTAAAGATTACTAGACCAAGAAAAGTTGTAGTAAAATATACAGATGAGAATAACGAATTAAAAGAAGGCCAACTAGATGGTATGATGAGTAGAATTTTCCAGCATGAATATGAACATATGTTAGGTAGAACATTTGTAGAAAATGCTAGTAAACTAAAATTAGACAGAGCTTATAAGAAAGCTGAAAAACTAATGAACAGAGTACAAAAGGAAAAGAATGCCGAAAGAAAAAGCTAAAATATACATAAGAAACTGGTCAACAAATCAAATTCGTTGGAAATATGCTGACCAAAAACCTAAGGGTGAATGGCCTAATTATGAGTGGAAAGTATTGAAGTCTGACAAGAAAAATGCCAAAAAAATCTAAAACTTATATACATGTAAATCAACATGTGATTCGTAGTAATAAGAAACATGATAAGAATGATCCTGTTATTACGATAAAACAAGGTAGTAAAAATACTTACTGCCACGAGGTTCAAATCAATGGGCCTAGTAAAATGATATATGGCGGTAACGATAAACCTATATTATCTTGTGGAGCTAGAGTAGTAATTGAAACCGAGGCCAGCATTGACATTTTAAAATAAATATGATACCTTATACTATATTATGAGCAAAGATGATAATGATCCGTGGGTAGACGAACAATGGAAGATATGGTCAGATGAGAATGACATATCACAAGTAGAAGATATATCCGAATCAGTTTTAAAAAAATCAATAGAAAAAGACTTGGCCTTTGTATCAAAGATGACAGTACAAGAATACACTTTATACGAGAAGTGGATAGAAGTACATGAAAAATATAAGACAGTAGAAACTAATAATTTTTTTGATGACAAACCAGCCCTTGTTGATCCTACACAAGAGGCATTTATAAAAACAGTTAAAAACAATATTTGGACTCCTGAATCACCTGAAGATATTGACAAGTTAGAGCCTGTGTTAGAATTTACAGACGATACAGAATTAAACTTCAATGGCCAAAAAAGAAGAGGTGACCTATCTGAAAAGTGGAATACATTAAGAACTTTCTTATCCACAATGAAAAACAATTCTAACATTGGCCGACAGATGTTCTTTATAGTAAAAGATAATAGATCAGGCAAATACCTTGGTGTAATTTGTATATCTGGTGACTTTATGGATTTAACACCACGAGATAAGTTTATTGGTTGGGATAGACAGATTAAAACATTTTCAGGTAAGATTAATCACACAGCAATAGGGTCTTCTATTGTACCTACACAACCATTAGGTTATAATTTTACAGGTGGTAAACTGTTAGCATATCTATGTTTAAGTAACGAAGTACAAAACAAGTGGAAAGAGAAATACAAAGATACACTAGTTGGTGTAACTACTACAAGTTTATATGGTAAAGCAAAGGCAAATACACTATCACAATATGATGGTTTAAAGTATTGGAAAAGAATGGGCTTTACAACAGGTTCAGTATCATTTCAACCAAGCAGATCAGTTAGAAATATGATATGGGTATGGTTAAAGAAGAATCATACAAGAAAATATTGGGAATGGCATGAAGCAAAACGACCTAACGGCCAACCATTAAAACGAGATCATAAGAATAGAGCATTAAACTTTACATATTCTAAATTAAGTATACCAAAAGATTATATTAGAACTGAACACCAAAGAGGCATATACTTTACAAAACTATATGAAAACACTAATGAATTTTTGTGTGGTAAGATAGAAGATAAAGACTTAATTAAGAGATTTGATACTAGTACCGAATCGTTAGTAAAAGTGTGGAAAGAAAAGCATGCTAAGAAGCGAGTTAAATCATTGGTAGAACAAGGCCGTTATAATACAGATGTTCATTTTTATGATGATTTAATCTATATGAATTGGGAAGAATGTAAGAATCACTTTCTAAAAGATGTAGGTAGATAACCGTTCTGGCTTTGTTCTACCAAAAAGTAAGTAAAATTAACAATATTTAATGGATTGACTTCTATAACGTTTTGTGATAGGATATCAATATGATAAACAAAAACAATAAAATACAATTAAAAACTCAAAATAATATTAAACAAGATGACTTGGTTCTATATGGTTTTACATATGCAAAATTTGTAGAAAATGGACCCACAAAAGGTTATATAGAAGTAAAACAAGGTCATACAACTCAAGGTTTAGACGATGGTCTTACTATTGATGAATCAGGTATGGTTCGAATATCACAACAAGGTAAATCTGCCGAAGCATATAAAAAAATTATTGTTGGTACATATGGTGTACCTAAAACAATTATTAAAAGTGACTCCGTAATTCACAAAGAACTTAAAAAAAGAGGTTTAAGACCTAAGGCATTAGATGGTCAAGGACAAGAATGGTATAGAATACCAGGAAAAACTATTGAAGAGGTTGACAAATACATGAAGGATTTAATTATCTCAATAGGCGCTTCTTCAAACAAAAAACTTAAATTAAGAAAAGAACAAGAAAGAACTTTAATCGAAGCAATTGAAATTTATAATTCAACTAACTCTGATAGAGTTGATATCGCTGTTAATTTACCTCCTAGATTTGGTAAGACAACTTGGGCATTAACTCTATTTAATGAATTAAATAAAAAAGTATTAGTATTACCATCATCTTGGTTATCGACTCATACATCTTTCGAAGATGATATTAAAGAGTTTAGAGATT